GATATGTTGGCAAATATTAAGCCTCTCATTAGGGCTGATTTTCTAACAGAAGAACATTTAATTAACGGTGGACCAGTACCGGACTACAAAGGAATACAGATGTCGACATCATCAGGATGGCCATGGAAATTGCAACATAAGCGTGGAAAAGTTCACTTTTTCACTGGAGTGGAAGGTAATTATCGGATGGGGCCACAACTCAGGGCGGCAGTGAAAGCATCGTTGCGGATGTTGAAAGTTGGGGAGCGCCCATTTTGGCTTTGGACTCAGTGTTTGAAGGACGAGCGGCGGAGCTTGGAAAAGATCAAGGATGTGAAAACGCGATTGTTCACAATGGGACCAATGGATTTGACGATTGCAGTTCGAGCGCTGACAATGCATTTCTCGGCCGCTTTCTATGAGTCCCACGGACGTTCCTTCTCAACAGTTGGAATTGATGTGGATTCAGAAAAGTGGACGCAAATATGCGAGAGTATGCGCTCGAAGGGCAACCGCCATGGAGATGCGGATTATTCAACATTTGATGGGACACTCGACCCAGACTTAATGTGTTCAACCTTGGATGCCATTTGTGATTGGTTGGTGGTGAACTTGAAGGGTAAGGATTACCGAGTCGAGTTAGAAGACGACACCATCACTTTCAATGAGAAAGAGTTGCGAAATGCGTTTCGAGTGATTGGTGAGGAGTTTGTGCACACTCACCAGCTTGTCTTCAATGTGGTGCACACAAGTGTTCAGGGTAATAAATCGGGAGGACCTCTAACCGTAATCCTAAACACACTGGTGGGATTTCAATATCTCGCTCTCTCTTATTTGGCAATTTGCAAGGCCGATAAAGTGCAGAGTAGTATGACCAGTTACAAACAGTTCAAGAAGGACGTGTGGTTGAATATCTATGGGGATGATTTCACGATAACCACGAATGAGGCAGTATGGGAATACTATAATACCCAATCGATAGCGGATTATCTGGCAGCACACCGGATTACACTTACCCCAGCTACAAAACGCGGCGGTTTCGAGGACCTAGAAATCGACGCAGTGCAATTCCTGAAGCGAAAGTTTCGGCCACATGCAGTTTTTTCAAACTACATGTTGGCACCGATTGATGTAAATACAATCCAGGAAGAGGTCAATTGGTTGAGGGACGGACCAGATAACGAGTCCCAATTTGAGTTACAAATTGATAATGCGTTGCGATTCGCGTATGCGCATGGAGAGAGCTTTTACAGAGAATTTTTGGAGAAAGTCAACACTGCCAGCTTGCAAGAGTTAGGTCGGGTATTCCCGAACGAGTACGAACTACTCGATCAGAAATGGCTTTCGCAGTTCGGCGTGCCGAAGTGAGTTTTAAAGGGGCAGTGACCCGCTAGTTTTACGCTAGGACCGGGACCCCCCTTATATCTGTTTTTCATAGT